TGACCTCTAATGGAGCAATCAGTGGTACTGCTATCAGTGGTACAACCGGTGTATTGAGTTCAACCTTGAACGTTGCTGGAACTGCTACGGTTAACGCATTGACCTCTAATGGAGCAATCAGTGGTACAACAATCGGTGGCACAACCGGTGTATTGAGTTCAACCTTGAACGTTGCTGGAACTGCTACGGTTAACGCATTGACCTCTAATGGAGCAATCAGTGGTACAACAATCGGTGGCACAACCGGAACATTCAGTTCTACTCTAAATGTTGCATCTACTGCTACTGTTAATGCATTGGCCTCTAACGGAGCAGTATCGGCAAGCAGCTTTACAACTGCTGGCAGCGCCAATATCGGCAATTCGGTTGGTGTGGGTATCGCACCGAGTGGAGTTGCTGGTGAAATCAGAGCTACGGGTCAGGTTCAAGCATTTGTTACATCTGATATTTCATTCAAAGAAAATATCGCTGATATTTCAAATGCTCTATCGACGGTTACCAATATCGGTGGTAAAACATTTGATTGGACAGACGATTATATCAGAGACCATGGCGGCGAAGATGGATTCTTCGTGGTCAAACATGACTTTGGTGTTATCGCCCAAGACGTTCAAGCGGTGTTCCCGTTGGCTACTCGCACAAGAATAGATGGATCACTGGCAGTAGACTATGAGAAACTATCGGCTCTTGCTTTTGCTGCAATCAAGGAGCAAAATGAAGTAATAGCCGATTTGATTGCAAGAATCGAAAAACTTGAATCAAAGAAGTAAAAAATCATAATCTAAGATACTAAAAAGGGTGCTTAATGCACCCTTTTTCTTAATCAAAAAATTTTTCCAATGATCGTATCTTAGACTTTATTTCGCGATATTGTAATGTTGACTTTAATCCTGGATGCAATGGGCGAGGAATAATTCCACGATTGACCCATGTGTAGCCCAAATGTTCATGATTTAGTTTTGGCACAAACTCAGAAGATATTGCTGCAAAGAATGTATGATAAGTAAAATTGTTATTTGTATTGGTGAATCGTTCTAACGGAGTTAACTGTAAAAAATCCGGCCAAAACCCTATCTCCTCGCGACATTCTCGCATCAATGATTCAAGTAATGACTCATTGTTCTCCTGTTTGCCACCCGGCAAAGACCACATTCCACGATGTTTTTCATCGCTTCTCATCAAATACAAATATCGTTTGGTGTCAACAGCGTAAAACCACACTCCAACCGCTTCTATAGCCATGAGTAATTACAAAATCAGTCGCCAATCACCACCAGCATACACATTCTGTACAGAACGCACCCATTCATCATACATTCCACCACCCCATTTATATTGAACCTCGTCGGTGATATTGGCAACGTATTCAATGTCATCGTGGCTATTAGCAGCAGAAAACGCCACAAACCATTTATTTCCATCATATTCAATAATGTCATTCTTCTCAGCAATCAATGGAGTATTATCAGCACCCAACCATCCCACAGCATAGCCCTGATCACTGCCGGTAGCATTCGTGATTAAGTATCGTTGACCAATACCACGATTGGGTAATCCCATACCGGGACCCACTTTTTGAGGATCAATCACGGCATCTACTGGTGGTAATGTATTGCCTGGTAACGTAGATGGATCAATCGTGAATAACAAGAATCTATTATCAAATGGATCATACGATATGGTACCAATAATCTCATTTCCATCTTGTTGTGTCAAGCTCATTAAGCTAATACCCGGACGAATACAATCTTGGGTACTTGGGGTAGTTTTAAGCGTACCATACATTTGAACAATGGATGGCCAAAATAGATCACTCTCAGGTGGTTCCGGTGGCTCAAAGCTAAATTCAGATGGTTGTACTACTTGATTCTGCCGCAAGGCTTGCACCCTGTTGCCCGTTAGCAATACTTTATAAGCATACGGCGTAATGGTCGCTCTTGTTCCCGTTAATAAATCACCGTTACCAATAGCGTTAATCATATCTGCCTCGGAATCAAAAACAGAAGCAATGATTTTCTCAACCACGCCATATTTTTTCACTTTAAGCGGACTTGAAATCCAAATTGGAATATCAAATTCAAACGTGTTGATATCAATGGGGTCTTCGGTTCCCACTGGTATAGTCTTTGATGACCATGTTGTTTTAATCAATTCAATAATAGTGAGCGTTGACCAATCAAACCAATTGCTCGTTGCTTGAATTTCCAAACTGGGATTAAATAGTACAGCTAACTGTTCAAAAATTTGCATCTTTTGATTGGTATTGCTGGTCCATATATCTACATTGATAGTCATCTTGTAGGGAACTGGCATCAACCGCTCTACGGTAAAGGCATTGCCTTCCAGCGTAGTCCATTCTCCGGTTTGTTCACAATATGTTCGTTGTCGGATATCTGAACGACCAACGTATGTTGGATTCTGAATCCTTGGCCTATCATAATCCATTCCAGCGATGTAGAACGTGATAAGCGGCACTGATGGCATACTTGATGCGGAATTGTTTTGGAGAATGGTTTGTGCTTGCCTTGATGCGTCTCCATATTTTACAGGTACGCGATATAAATCTCTTTCTCCCTCGGTATCACGGCTAAATTCAACAAAAAAGTGTGAAAATACTCTAGTTACTTGCAATAAGTAACGCCGAATCTGAGAATTATAAAAAAATTGTGACATAATATAACCTTTTAATAATGTTACGGTATTTAGCTACAAAGTACTTGACCTAAGGTTAAATCTGTTGTATGATGATAATCAGAGGTAAAATAATGAATGGTTTAATAATATTCGCAATATCGTCGGTGATTGGAGTAGTTTGGATTTATATCAAAGGATGCAATCTTACCAGTTGTGGGCAAGATTGCAATCAAGGTAGAAACTGCAACGAGAAATGTAAGTAGGGTTAGCCGCTCGGTCCATCGTCGGGCTGGGGGTCTACGTCCGGCGGTGGTGGTACCCAAAATTGTCCTTTTTGTCCCGGTTGTGTAATCGGTCTTGGATTCGGTACCTTATCACCACCATCGTTACCATTTTGTGCAAGTGGCATCAATGCATCACTGAGGGATTGCCTGCTCGGTATCCATCCTTGGGTGTTGGTATTAACGGTATAGGTGTTATTTACAAAACTACTGCGTTGAGTGTTATCCAAACCAGGAATCTGGTATAGATCGGTGCGAACATTCTCTTGCATCATCACCCAAATATGCCCATCAAACCTGAACAACCTATTTGGGTAGTAGTCCAACCGCAAACAGTATTGTCCCTTTGATGCACCCAACGGAAACGATACGCCCGGTGTCACTGGTAACCCATTTGGTGCAGTCCCATCACCGGTCAAGTATCCAGAGTATGGTTTGGTGGTATTTGGTGTCACTTGCTCCATATCAGGATCACCACTCCAAGGTGGTGCGGGTTGATTGTCGTCGTAGGTTGGTATAATATAAAATTTAGTCGCATCAAACCCACTTGACGGAACCTCAATATGAGCCTGAGCTAATATAGCCTCGTTGATTGCAAGGTCTTTGTTATATGTGCTGATAACATCGGCAATTGTAGTTGGGTCTTCAATCCATTCCCAATATGCAGGATTAGTTATATCTTCGTTTGGTGGGACATTCTGTTTAGCCCTGTAAAATTTACCACAATCATTAACAATCGTTCCTGCTGGATAAAAATTACCCGGATCCCATATATTATCGGGTTCAAACGGTTTATCCAATATGCTTTTATATTCTTGAGCATTGACCAATGGTGTTGCTTTAATTCTCCAAAGATGTGGCAACCAAGTCTGACTGAATCCTTCTGCGCCCCATGCTGCTTCTTGAATGACATAATATCTTGGTAATGATTTGGAAATGCTGGTATCTAATGGGTTATAATCGCGTAGATTCGGAAATTCAAGACAATCTCCAGCCATCAATTTTCTACCAAATATGTCCATCATGTCCGAGTACAAAGTTGATAAGAACAACGTATCATTATTCAAAAACAACCCGAATTGAGTTAAGTCAAAATCAATATCTCTTTCAAGATATGCCATACGAAGAATGTAAATATTTGATTCGTAGTTTCTATCTCTGTTCTCAAGCAGTAATAAATCCTCAATGAATAGCGGACTTTCGTTATTATATACAGGGATAGTTACGTCTGGGGTGCCTTCGTTGCCTACTTGTGGACCCAAGTACTTATGACAATAGACATCCAAACCTCCAACTTGATACATTTGTCTCATTGAATTGTTAAAAAATTTCCAATCATTGGTCTTTGTTGGGCGATATGCTGATAATTTCGGCACGAAGTTACTCCTTGGTTATGGAGTATTTATGCAATCTTCGCTGAGAAAAACGCTTGACATCACCAAAATTTTCTGTATAATACTCATCTTCTTCATCACAACAGAGAAAAAAACATGGCAACACGATCTACTATCGCAATTGAAAACAATGATGGAACTGTATCTCAAGTTTACTGTCATTGGGATGGGTATCTTGAAGGCGTTGGTAAAACTCTCCTTGAACACTACAATACTCGTGAAGCAGTAGAAAAGCTGCTTGCAGGTGGATCAATTTGCTCATTAGGCGAATATGTATCCGATGATGAAAAATCATTTGATAAAAAGTACGACGATGAAGATGATTACACCGTGTATTACACTTATCGTGGCGAAGTCATTGTGATTGAAGAATTTGAATCGCTGAGTGATTATGAGGAAAATCACCAATACGAAGAATTCGAGTATATCTTCACTCAAGATAATGTGTGGTCAGTATTCTTTAATGGTGATTGGCATGATCTTGAGCTTGAATTGAGTGAAAAGAAATGAAGATGACCAGGTTGAAATTATCTAAAAAAAGTTTATTCAATCTACTTTGTTGTTGGGAAACTGACGAAGTCGCAGCAAGGAAGATAGCAGTCTTCCTTGAAGAATTCGGCCCATCCAATTCGCCGGTAGTCAAAGAGTTTTTTTCTTGGGTTAAGGATGAATTGCATGGTGTTGTGATTTATGAACTATTGCCAGACAATCAAGCTGAAGAATTATATAATTCAGTGTATTACATTGAATTCGCCAATGAGATTGATGCTACTGCGTTTATATTGCGATTCAGTTAACATCGCTAAATAGTATTAAGAAATATGTCAAGCGATAATATCATTCAACATTATAGAAATCTTGTAGAAGAATACAAGGAAAAAATCAAGCAAATCACCGATCCAGTGTATTACAATGATTTAATCAAGATCATCAAAACTGCCGATGAAAAAGTAACCACTCTCTCAAAAGAAGAGATAGAGTGCCGTCGGCGTAATAGAGTAACATCAATGTACACCCTTACCAAAGATCAAGTAGACGAGTTGATTGAAACAATTGACCAATACTTGTTCGTAGCTATTTTAAACAAACAATAATTATGGCAAAAATCGCAACCAAAAAAACAACAAAAACAGCAACGAAGCCGAAAACAAAAAAAACTGCCACTCGTGCCGTAAAAGCTAAAACATCAGAAAAAAGTAATGAACTAAAACCATTTTCTTTTATTGGCGGCGATTCAAAGTACGTAGGACCAGAACCATCTTGGGAAATTCAGCCAAAAGAAGAAACAAGATTCAGCAAACTTGCTCGCGCCTTTACTTGGTATAATGGATACTTCAAGCAAAAGGAAGCAAAAGAAATGATGATTCATTGGTTGACGTTGAATAAGCGACCCAATGATATTAAAGTAGTAAAATCTATACCAGATGGTGAAATATCGGTTACTCAATGCTGGTTAGCAAGAATGAATCTGATGGGGCTTGAATTGACCGATCATGAAAAAAGCTCAATAGAAAATACTATTGAGTCAATGCGAGTATCAAAGAGAAAGCCGGTAACAGACATAGACGACGAAGATAAGAAACTGACTATTCAAGATAGGCTACTTGAAAAAGTAAAGGAAGCTGCATCTGAGATTGACGCAATGTATGAGACATTTATCAAATCTGGTTGCAAGATGACGGCTGACATAAAGCCGATCAATGTTATGCGATCAATGAACGTATCGCCTCAACACACATCATATATCTCTGATATTTGGCAAAAAGACTTAAACGAAGTAAAGTTGGCCTATTCTGGTGATGATGAGTATGTTACTGAATCGTATAGTGGATATACTAAAATACAACTAAGAAACATCATCAAATTTATTGAACAGGTTTTATCTGATTGTTTATCGTACTTGCAAGTTAAAAAAACAGAGCGCAAGCCAAGAGCTAAAAAAGCAGTGAGCCCAGAAAGGTTGGCTGTTAAATTTAAGTATCTCAGAGATATTCCTGAATTAAAAATAAAATCAGAAGCCCCGGCTAAAATCGTTGCGGCTCAAGAAGCATGGTTGTATGATAATGCAAAGAGAAAATTGATTTATGTTGCGGCTGATTTTAATGCAGGGTCGTTAACAATAAAAGGATCAAGTATTGTTGGATTTGACGCTAGTAAGACCGTTCAAAAAACGATAAGGAAGCCTCAAGAAATTATTGGTAAATTTACAAAAGAAGGAAAACCGGCATTGAGAAAATTGTTCAAAGAGATTAAATCTACCGAGACAAAGTGGTCTGGTAGATCAAATGAAAACTTGGTAATATTACGAGTTTGGTAGTGTTTTGGGTACTTTTAGGCATCTATATCGGCATAATAGCATTGACAATGGCGTTCGTTCATGGAGCAATGAGCGACCGAGATTTATGATAGAATCTGAAATTTTTTATTCAGATGGCACTAAAACAATCATTGATTTTGATGATTCAGACGTAATACTAGACGAAGGCTGGTATTACAAAATCATCGGCGCTGATTGGTCTGGGCCATTTGAATCCAAGGATGAAGCGAATACTCATTTGCTTGAGTATATAAAATTTCTTGACACTGATCCAAAGCTGGTAACATAAAACGCTAAATACATCTATTAAACAGGTGTATTAACATGATTGAATCTGAATCCTCAACTACAAGATTAAAGCAAGAACTCATTGACTATGTTCGCTATAGTTTAAGCGATCAAATAGTAGATATTGAATTGGATGCAGAGCATTATGAAACTGCATACCAAAGAGCATTGGGTACTTACAGACAAAGGGCGCAAAATGCAACAGAAGAAAGTTATATCTTCATGGAGCTTGTTGACAATGTAAATATCTATACAATGCCACAAGAGGTTCAATCTGTAAGACAGGTTTATAGAAGAACCTTTGGCAATGCTACTGGACCATTCGCAAGTAACTTTGACCCATTTAGCCAAGCCAGCTTGAATGTTTATTTGATGAACTTCAATGTATCTGGTGGATTGGCCACTTATGATTTTTATTCTCAATACGTAGAATTAGCCGGTAGAATGTTCGGCGCATATATTGTGTATACATTTAATACAGTTACTAAAAAATTACAGCTTATGCGTGATCCAAAAGCAACGGGTGAAAATGTGCTATTATGGACATATAACTGGAAACCCGAGTTCAACCTATTGGCTGACCCAGTTATCTTACAGTGGTTCCGTGATTTTATGGTAGGCGCTTGCAAAATAATCATTGGTGAGGCTAGAGAAAAATATAGCGTAATCGTTGGACCACAGGGAGGTTCATCATTAAATGGTGCAGCAATGAAGGCAGAGGGACAAGCTGCTATTGATAAATGCCTTGAAGACCTAAAAAATTATGTTGATTTTAGTCAACCAATGTACTGGGTAATCGGATAAAAATATTTCCCACAATCAAAAACACGCTATCGACCGAGCATAAATATAGTTCACTTCAACTCATTTTTCGTGATATTTGATAAATACATTTATCTACAAATGAGGATGAAAAATGAAAGAACTACTATCACCCGGCGTAGAGGTATTTGTTGACGACCAAAGTCAATATATTCAGGGGTCCACAAACTCAGTTCCCTATGTTCTATTAGCGACCGCGTCTAATAAAGCATCTGGTTCTGGTGTTGGTGTTGCTCCTGGTACTTTACCTGAAAACGCAAATAACGTTTATTTACTTACGAGCCAACGCGAACTTTTATCTTGGTACGGTAAACCACTGTTCTATACCACTACTGCTGGTACGCCTATCAATGGTGATGAACTCAACGAATACGGTCTATTG